TGTTCAGAAGAGTATTGATAAAATAATGTTAGCAAAATTTAATTAATTATGAATTGGATAAATTCTTGGAAAGCTAGTAATAAAAAAGAAAAGTATGGTGTGTCTGTAAGGCTTGGCACTATAACTATACTTGAAATGAAGTATTCAGGACCATGTGTATACCCAGAAACGTGTATGGATTGTTCTGCTTGTAATAAGTTTAGGTTTATGGTATTAAACTTTGGTGTAGAATTTTAATATATGGCAACATTAAATGGACAACAAATAGCAAATAGATATACTAGCTTACTTAAAGCTGCTAGTGATTCTACTTTAACATCATCATTAACTGCTGTTGAGGATGGTGCAGGAAATGATAGTGACTTATTTATAGCTACTGGCAAGGTAAAAGTTGGTACAACACTTGGTATAGGTGTAGACCCATCTGTTGGTAAACTACATATAAATGCAGGTACGAGTCAAGCTATAACAGTGGATAATGGTAACGCTTCTTTTATAGTTGGTAAAGGAACTCAATACTCTTTTTGTATAGGTGATTGTAATCCAGTTGCCACTGTGGGTGGTGGAACATCAAGCACTGCTGCACAGGCTAACAGCAATTATATAATGAGTCATACTGGTGCTAATTCAAGTGCTGGGTCAATAGTTATAATGAATGGCTCAGCTACTGGAGCTATAGGTATAGGGAAAGCATCTCCTAGTTCTGGGTATATAGATATAGGTGGTGGTTCAGCTACAAATCATCAAATTAGAGTTAATGCACCACCTGAAGCTAGTGCTTTTGAGGTATACAGCAACTCTGAAACCCTTCTATCTGTAAATGGTAGCACTAAAAAGGTGGGTATAGGAGAGAATGAGACTGCTCCAACTTCCACACTAGGAATAGCAGAAACTGGTTCAGCAACCAACGCAGATAGTCTTATTGGTTTAACAAATAAGGCTAATGCTGCGTCCATGATAAACACAAGGACAACTATGGACTGGAACCAATGGTATTATGATGGTTCTTCCCCAGCTATTGCAAAAGCAGGACAAATATCTATAGGTACAGAAACTAATTGGACTTCTACAGCTTCTACGCAAGATTCTTACATGGCTTTTTCTACAAGAGATGGAAGTGCTAGTTCTCAACCTACAGAAAGAGTAAGAATAACAAGTGCTGGTAATGTTGGTATAGGAACAACTACTCCAACAGAAAAATTAGATGTTACTGGTAATGTGCACGTATCAGGAACAATAACAGCAAGCTCTGTTGTAGATGAGGGTGTTGGAAATAGATATGAATTATCAGATTATTTTGAGCAAAAACCTGGTATAGTTGGGGACATGGCTAATGAAGATGAGGCAATTAGAATGATTGCTAACAGAAACTTTTTAGTAGAGGGTGAGGGGGCAACATCTGCTTTAGTTACATTTGATACAGCAAGGGCAGGAATATTATTAACAACAGACACTACTGATGGTGATGAGATGGTTATAATGCCACACGATAATTCCAACCAAACTGCTTGGTATGGTGTTAAGTGGGGAACAGAAAATCAAGTTCAGTGGGAGTGTACTGTAACAACCAACTCTGTTGCAGCAACTGCTAAAGATACTGTAAGGTATGTGTTAGGTTTGGGGGGCTCAACATTTTTACCAGAAGAACATAATCACTCTCAATATACTGACCAGGTTCTTTTTTATTATGATTCAGACAGAGGCTCAACAGACATGTTACAATATCAAACAACATCAACAACGTGGCACTGTGTTTATAGCAGTAATGGAACTGACTATGTAACCAACCTAGGTTTATTAGTTGAAGAAGACACTACATATAAGTTTAAAATAATAATAGATGGAAACAGACAACCATCAGTATATATAAATGACACACAATATGGATTAACCACTATATCAGGCGTGGGTGACACAGGTGTTGATGTTGATGGTGCAGTTTCTCTTTCTGGTGGTGCCTCTCATGTTATTACTGTTGATGGAACAGATGCTACAACACAGATTGTTGTGGGTGACATTATAACAAATTCTGCAGGTACTTCTTGGGGGACAGTTACTGCTGTTAGTTCTGCTACAAGCATAACTATCACTGCTTCTGGTTCAAAGTCCTTTCCAAACAATGAAAATATTTATATATTTGGTAGAGCAGCAGCTACATCAACAACTAAGGGTGCAGCTATAAGAACTGGTCAAGACTTGGTTCCACAAGTGAGTGTAACCACAAGAACAGGTGGTGCAAGAACATTAACAGTTCATTATCAAAAAATAAGTAGAAATTTAATATAAAATAAAATGGCAGAATTAACAGTATCATTAAGAGAAAATTTAGAGTTAGAGGGAACTCAATATGGTTCTAGAAGGTCGTATACAGTAACAGGTGTAACTAATGCTTTTAAGAGAGTTGTTAGGTGTACTAGAAATGTTGACACAACTATTGTTAAGTTTGGTCCAGATGACAACACATCAGATGCAGCTATCAACATTGTTGGAACAAAATATATAAGATTAACAAACTTAGATAGAACAAGTGTGGTTAACTTATCTTTTCAAATAGACACAACAGAGCATGCTTCAGATGCTAGTACTGCTGAAGAGTCAGCAACATTTGCACTAGAACCACAACAAAGTTTTATTATGGGTACTGCTCACGACTCTTTATGTGTTGATGATTCAGGTGCAACCATAAACACTACTTTACATGACTTAGAAAGTATTATTGTAGATACACCTGCAGGAGCAGAAGTTGATATTGAGGTTTTTATAGCTAGCACGCAATAAACACATGTTTGTTTATAACTTTTAAATTAAGGTTACATAAGTAACCTTTTTTTTTGTATATTTATATAAATTTAATTTAAGACAAATATGACAACAGAAGACTTAATAGTAAAGGTCACTGACGAAATGAAAGACCTTTTAATCGAGAAAAACAGGGCATATGGAGACAGTGCCACTAATCCATCAAACGTATTTGCATCAGGTTCAGCAATAGATTCTCTATGTGCTCGCATAGACGATAAACTTATGCGTATACAAAACAAGGGAATTAATGACAAAACAGAAGATACTGTTTCAGATTTAATAGGATACCTTATATTATTAAAAGTAGCTATGTATAAAGAAAAGCATGATGAGTATGAATCTATGGAAGCTTCAATTAATTTAGGTGGATTTGCTAATATTAATGGAACCTCTATAGACAATGTAGAAGACTTAAAAGTTCACTACGATATGTGTGATAATGACAAGTAAAAAAATCAAAAAAATATTAAAAGAATTAAACTCATTAAAAAGCGACCCTAAAATTAGGTTTGCTTTTTCTTATATTAATATGGGTAAAAGTCTAGAAGATATGGATGGAGATGTTATTCACAATATAAAAGAAGATTTAGCCTCTCAAACATTAATGGTTATTATAGAAGATAAACTTTTCGACAACATTGATGAAGGACACTCTGTAGATGATTTAATTAAAGAAAGGGAAACAATGGCTAAACTACATATGTTTAATTTATTTAATAGAAATAAAAAGTTTGAAGCGTAATGGAATTGTTAAATGGAATAATAAGAAAAATAGTTGTAGGTGATATTAAAAATGGTATTACCTATGTGGTTGGTCAACCAATAATGGGTGGTAGAGCAAAAATAACTGCAATAGTTCAGGATGATATGTATTTTTATAAATATAAAATGTTGAAGTTTAATGTTTTTATTAAAATGGAAGGAAAAGAAGAATCAGAAATGTGGAAAGCTTTTTTTGAGTTAACAGGGGTGGAATACAACCTAGAATATAAAGAAGAATATCAAGTTAATTAATATGAAAATACCAAAGAATTATTTTTTAGTAGAAGTTGAAAAACCTTACGATGATACTGTAGAATTAAATGGTATGGAAATTGCCTTAGATATTAAATGGGACCCATATAAGTTTGCTAGACAATATGGTGTTGTTTATGAAACTCCAACATGGCTTCCAGAAGGTTTAGACTTCGATGTAAAGAAAGGGGATAAAGTATATTTTCATCACCACGTAACTGGTTCTGTTGGTGCAGTCACCATAAGCCAGAGTTTTGAAAGTGAGTCTGCTCAAGATTTTAAAAGTCAAAACTTAATATCTTGGATAGATAAAGAAAATATATATAAGGTTCATTGGCAACAGATGTATGCTAGAGTTAGAGATGGTGAACTAAAAATGTTACACCATTGGAATTTTGTGGAACAAAAAACTGAAGACGAAGAAAGTATAAAAACAAAGTCTGGTATTTTTATAAAACCTGAAGTGGAGGACATAACTCTACATGGAAACATTTTACACATGAATGATTGGATGGAGGAACAGGGTGTAAAAGTGGGAGATGAAGTTATTTTTTCAGAAAACTCTGAATATGAAATGACTATAGAGGGTGAAAAAATGTTAAGAATGAGAAATCAAGATATATTAGCATTATTTGATAATGAAAGAAAGTAATAAGTCATATGTACAAAGAACACTACAAGACCTTATAGATTCATCTAAAGAGGCTGTGGCTATACTTATAAACGATATAAGAACACCACTCGACCCTGACCTATCTGATGAAAAAAGAAGAAACGCTATAAAAGCAAAAAAAGAGTGTTTCTTGGATGCACAAGAAATACTTATAGGTATATCAAAATTAGAAACTCAAATTACAGAAGGAGAATTTAAAGAGGAAAAAGACTTTGAAAAAGGTCTGGCAGAGAAATTTGCAAAACGATAATCATGTCTAAACCAATAATACTAAACCCTAGAAGTTTAGGAGACATAATAGAAATCCAAGGATTAGAAATACAGCTACCAAAAAAACCTAAAAAAAGAGATATATTATTCTCAAATAAAAAAAAGGCTGAACAAAGGTGGGTTAGAGAAGATATGCCAAAAGGTTTGAATAGAGAGACTGCAGTAGATTACTATGATTATATTGAACAGGAGTTCACAAGAAGGCGAGATGGCTTATGGTTTATGAATAATGGTGAACCAACCTATATAACAGGTAGTCATTATATGTTTATACAGTGGTCTAATATAGATGTGGGTTATCCTGACTATAGAGATGCTAATAGGAAGTTTTTTTTATTTTGGGAAGCTTGCAAGATAGACCCAAACTCTATGGGGATGTGTTTTTTAAAAAATAGACGTTCTGGGTTTTCATATATGGCTAGTGCTGAAATGGTTAATCAAGCCACACAAACATATGAATCTAATTTTGGGTTATTATCTAAAACAGGTTCAGATGCTAAAACGATGTTTACAGATAAGGTTGTTAGGATATATAGAAGATACCCATTCTTCTTCCAACCTATACAAGATGGTTCTAGTAATCCAAGAGTAGAATTAGCATTTAGAGAACCTGCTAAAAAAATAACAAAGAAAAATAAACACATACAACAATCAGAAGCTCTAAACACAATTATAGATTGGAGAAATACTGCAGATAATAGTTATGATGGTATGAAACTTAAATTACTTGTTCATGATGAGGCAGGTAAATGGACAGGTTCAACGTCAATAGCTAAAAACTGGTCTGTTACACAAACTTGTTTACTTTTAGGTAGAAAGATTGTGGGTAAATGTATGATGGGTTCTACTGCTAATAAACTAGAAGATGGTGGATTAGAATATAAAAATTTATATTACGACTCTGATGTAACAGATAAAGATTTAAATAAAAGAACAAGGTCAGGGTTATACTCTTTATTTATACCTGCTGACGAAAATCTTGAAGGTTTTATAGACGAGTATGGGTTTTCTGTAACAGAAACACCTAAAAAACCAGTAATGGGAATGGATGGAGCCAATATAGATGTGGGCTCAAAAGATTATATAAAAAACAGAAGAGCTGGTTTAAAAAATAACACAAATGAACTTTCAGAATTTAAAAGACAATTTCCATTTACTGCAGAAGAGGCTTTTAGAAACGACTCTTTATCTAGTGTTTTTGATGTAGAGAAAATATATCAACAAATGGATTATAATGAGATTGCTGATAGCTTAACAACAAAAGGAGATTTTATATGGAAAAATGGTGTCCAAGACAGTGAGGTTATTTGGGTTCCAAACTCAAAGGGTAAATGGGAAATATGCTGGGTTCCTGACGAGGGAAGAAGGAATCTTATAGAAACAAAATTTAATAAAAAAAGACCAGGTAACACATTAAATCTTGTGGCAGGGTGTGACCCTTATGACCACGACACAACAACAGATGGAAGAAGGTCTAATGCTGCTTGTCATGTATATCATAAATTTACCATGGATGAAAATGCTCCTTGTGAACAGTTTGTTTGTGAATATATATTTAGACCACCTAAAGCAGAAATATTTTATGAAGATATGATTAAACAATGTATTTTTTATGGCTGTCAAATACTTATTGAAAATAATAAAATAGGTATAATAAAGTATTTTGAAAGAAGGGGTTATTACGAATATCTAATGGATAGACCAGAATCAACACACACAGACTTTAGTAAAAAACAACAAACAAAAGGTATACCAGGTTCTGGGGTGGCTGTTATTAATGCCCAGGCTGAAGCTGTAGCAACCTATATATATGACCATGTTGGTATAAAACCATCAACAGGAGAGATAGGAAAATGCTACTTTAACAGGCTTTTAGACGATTGGAGTAGATTCGATATTGGTAACAGAACCAAGTTTGATGCAACGATTAGTTCTAGTCTGGCATTATTAGCATCACAAAAATTTGTCAGAATCAAGGAAGAATCGCCAAAATTTGTTAAATTTGTAAAAACTTATAATAATAGGGGAAACTTGTCTAAAAAAATACGATAAATGGAATTTACAGAAAACGCTTTTGAAAAAGTAAAAAAAGTTGGTGGATACCCTAGCCCATTTGTACCACCAGAACAAAAAGAAAAATTAGAATATGGTTTAGCATATTTTAAAAAAATGTATCACGACTGGAAAGATAATGCTGATATGAAGGTTGATAGCAGAAGGTCTAGATACGTTAAATCCAGGAGTTATGCTCAAGGTTCTCAAAATGTATCTAAATATAAAGACCTTTTAGATGTTCAGGGAGATACATCATATCTAAATTTAGACTGGACACCAGTAAACATAATACCAAAATTTGTTGATTTAATTGTTAACGATTTATCTAATCAAGAATATGAAATTATTGCAAACGCAATAGACCCTATATCAGAAACATTAAGAGAAAGAGATAAAAAATCTTTGTTTGCTAAAATGTTGGTTCACCCTGCTATGAGAGATTTTAACAGAGCTACAGGATATGACGTAGAAAAAAGAGGTTATGTCCCACAAACACAGGAGGAGCTAGATATACACATGGCTTTAAACTACAAGCAGTCCACTGAGATAGCTGTAGAGAATGGTATCAAGTTTGTTATGGATATTAATAATTACGATTCATTAAAAAAATCTGTAATAAGAGATTTGGTTACCTGTGGTATTGCTGCTACAAAAACACATATAGACCCAAACACTGGTGTTAAAATAAAATATGTGGACCCAGCAAATTTAGTAACATCTTACACAAATAGTGAAGATTATACTGATATTCAACACGCAGGAGAGGTTTACACTATAACTATAGGAGAGTTAAAAAGAATAGCTGGAGACCAATTGTCTGAACAGGATTATGAAAAAATAGCTAAAGAATACGCTGGTAAAAATCACAACAATAATATAAGTCCAAATTACGATTCTTATATGAATGAATATCAAGATGAGTTTGAGTATGACAAATACAGGGTGACAATTATGGATGCTGAGTTTTTATCTGTCAACGAGCTTAAATATGAAAAAAAGAAAAATGCCTATGGTGGTTATACTGTAACTAAGAAAAAGGGAAATTATAAGAAACCAAAAAAATCAAAATTTGAAAGAGAATTAATAAAAACATCAGTTAAGGTTGTTTATTCAGGAAAGTGGATTATTGGAACTGATTTTGTTATAAACTATGGTTTAGCAAAAAACATGATGAGAAACAAGTCTAATCTTACAGAGACAAAATTATCTTATGTTATATATGCACCTGGAACACACAAGATGGTAAACAAATCTATGGTTGAAAGAATGATTCCATTTGCAGACCAAATACAGTTAGCTCATTTAAAGCTTCAACAGGTAATAGCTAAAGCTAGACCAAAGGGTGCTGCTTTTGAACTTGGTGCACTAGAGAATGTTTCCAAGGGTGATGGTAGAACATTTACACCATTAGAGCTTCAAGAGATATATGACCAAACTGGTAATATATATTATAGAACCATGAGTGATACAGGTGAAGCATCAGGGGCTATTCCAGTTCAAGAATTAGACAATGGTATAGGTAGCGACTTAGAAAAACTTATAGCTATATACGCTCATAATTTACAAATGATTAGAGATGTGACTGGTGTTAATGAAGCGAGAGAGGGTGCAAAACCACCAAGTGAAGCTTTAGTTGGTGTTCAGAAACTTCAAATAATGGCATCAAACAACGCTACTAAAAATATAAATGATGGTTACTTAAGCATAACGAAAAGAATTTCTCAATGTATCGTTATGAGACTTCAAGATGTTTTAGAAAGTAAATCTAAAAAGAAGTCTTATATAAATGCTATAGGAAAATCTGCAGTAACAATGTTTGGTGTAAACAAAGATATATCATTAAATGAATTTGGTATAACTATCGAAGTTGCTCCAGATGAAGAAGATAAAACTCAATTAGAGGCAAACTTACAAATGTCACTTGCTCAAAAAGAAATAAGACTTGAGGACGTTATAACCATTAGGAGAATTAAAAATGTTAAGTTAGCTAATCAGGTTTTGATGTTTAGGAGAAAGAAATATCAAGAAGAGGAAGAGAGAAAAGCTAAAGAGGCTCAAAAAATGAATGCAGAAATTCAAAAACAATCTAACGAACAACAGTCTCAATTAAAGCTTCAGGAAAGTGATTTTATGGCTAGAATAGAACAAGCTAAAATACAGAGTGAGGCTCAAGCAGAATTAAAAAGACTAGAAGCTGAGTTTGTATTAAAAAATCAACTAGAGGACATGAATCATCAAAGAAGAATGAAGGAGATTGCTTTAAATAATTCTGGAAAAAAAGAAGTGGCTGATGTATCAGGTAAAATAAAGTTAGACTCACAAGATAGAGCTGCTTATAACCAGTCTAGGTTATTAGAACAAAAGAAAGATAGAGTTCTTCCATTAACAGAGTTAGAGTCAGACCCACCTCAACCAGAAGTGGAAGAAGAAAATATTGACAACCCATTACCAAATATTCTTAAATAATTATTTGTTTGTTAATAATATTTAATATATTTGCAAAAAGTGATAACAAATTTAATTTAATATAATATGAGTGAAGTT